TATGGCGTAAGTTTAGAGTGGTTACTCACAGGTAAAGGCTCAATGTACACCGTACCCCAAACTATAGGGCAACGTATTGCTGCAGCTAGGGAACATTACCCCTATGGGGATGAAGGGTTTATGGCTTTTGCACAGCTAACCGAGGAAGAGTTTACCGACATTGCTACTGATAAGGTAAAAGTATCAGACTCTTTAATTAGAAGGCTAACAGGTAATTTAAATATCCGGGAAGAGTATCTTCAGGATGGAACCGGTAGTATTTTTACCGATAAATGGATTAAGCCTGGTTCGGTTGCCGAGGGACTACCTCTAGAAGCCATGTTTCCCGATTTAGCAGACTATGTAAAAAAGACCGAGGCAGAGAAGAAAGAGATTGTAGCTATGGCTAACGATCAGTGTAAGGCGTGTAATATCATGCACAGGCTAGACCTTGATCGTCAGAAAGAAGTTGTTGCCTTTGCTAAATTTAAGTACCACGAACAAAAAGAGGACGAACGCTCTAGGCTCGAAAACAACCAAGTAGGATAATTAATATAGCCGAGGCTTATCATAAGTTTCGGCTATAGTTGTAATTTAAAAAGAGTATTTAAAAGGGATGGTGATATGGAAACACTTATTGTAGCTTTAATTGGAGGAGGATTTGCACTCTTGGTTTTTATGCTTGGTGAATTCTTTAATAGCGCAAGAACAAGGAAAACGAGAGATGAGCGCTTCCTTGAATACCTCCTCCCAGAAAGGGTAAAGGCTCATTCTGAGATATTTAGGAGATTTACCAAAAACGGATTCAGTCAATTCTATATCGCCCCCATAGAGCCTGATGAAATCAACAGAATCCGAAACAAAGCTGTTGGTCTTGGATATGGTATTATCAATGAGTACGGGATTATTATCAGCGCTAATGTTTACATAGCAATTCTCGATATAATAGTTTTTTGTGAATCCGATCCCCAAGATGCAACTTTTGATCTTGAGAGTGGTGTCTCCCTTAGTGGTTATGCAGCTTTTAAGAATAGGTTTGAATATCTCAATAGCCAAGTGTTTGCCCATTGCAGGAAAGATATTGGAAGTAATGCAGTAGATAACGCGGTAAAACGCCTTAAAGGGGAGAAATACTTTAAAAGAAACATAAAGAAGTAGGGGTATAGAACCTATAAAGAAATATGTAATCATGGGGTAATGGTAGCATTCATATATAAGGAAAGTAGTGTAATACAAAATAGTAATTAGATATAAGGATGGTGAATAAATGAAAATGGTAATTCTAGTGCGATTAAGGCTATAGGGTATGATTCTACTACTAGGAGAATGAAAGTTGTATTTGCCCAGGGTGGTACGGGCTATATGTTCTGCAGAGTACCGCAGAACATATATGATAGATTTATGAACTCCTCCTCTAAGGGTTCGTTTTATCGGGATTATGTCCGAGGTAACTATCGGTGTTAATCTTAAAATGCTTTTCGAGTTTATGTACTAACTCGATCTCTTTTGAGTTATCAACACGCCAGGAGTAGTCTTTAACAGGCTCTATTCCCATATCAGTAGTTACAGTATTGTCTACTGAATATAACGCTAATCCAATTGCTCTAAATGCTTGTTGTAGTTCTTTATCAGTCATGCATACAGCATAGACTAGAAAAATAGGTTAGTGAATGTAATTAAATTATTAAACAAATATAAAAAGGAGAAATCTTTGTAATGAAATCAAAAAGTGTAACAGCCCATTTTTATCATCTAACTAAAAATTATGCAGGTAATATCGAAAACCTAACAGAGCAAGATATGACCAAGTTGTTTCAATTGCTCAAATCTGTTCCAATATCTCCTACTAATGGGGGCTTATCTAGGTACGGAAAAAACAGTGATCGAATGATGGTTTTTAGAGAGGACAATGTTGTCCCTTTGCCTATAAACAGTGATTATGAATGTTGCTTGTTTATAAAAAGAAGAACTGCAGCCTATCCTTACCAAAAAACAGAAGATGGGGATTTGTTAGAATTGACCCTATCTCAAAATTCAGAGTTAGTAGAAGTAACGTATTTAGTATTTGATAAGAAGAAAGGTCTCTTGCTAATGGCGTTTAATAGAAATGTAGGTGGTCATAACAGCTTAGTCGAATACCTAAATAATGTTATCGAAAACTGTACACAACATCGGTTCAGAGTAGGAAAGAACAGTTCCATTTTAGACTTATCATATATATTAAATGGAGACCCAGAGTCGGAATTTGCGATGCTAGATGATTTAAAAACAATGAGCTTGCGAATCTCAGGAGACCTGCAAGATCTTGAAAATGTTTTAGGTTCTGGAACAACAAATAAAGCTTTAAAAAATATTGTAAATTTGGGGCAAAATGCAAATAGTGGTAGTATTAAAATGGAATTTATAAAGTCACGAAAAGATGACTCGTGGTTAAATAAAACCTCTGTAGCTAATATATATAAATGCCTAAAACCATTTTTTAAGTCGGACAAGCATAGTAATAAGTTTTCTGTAACAGGTACAATTGATGAAGAAACAAGAATTATTGATCTTATTAGTGACAAGTTCAGCTTTCATACTCAATTTGATTATGACTCTAGATATATAGCCCCTACTAAAGTTCTAAATATCTTAGCTGAAGCCTTTGGGAGCTATAGAACAACACTCATAAATCTGTTAAATTTATAGAAGGAGTTTGATATGACAAAAAAACAATACATTTTCAACAGCCTAATATTACCTTTGCTGTTTTTAGTGATATCGGTATGTATTGTATTCTTTTTACAAAAAGACTTCTCTAGTTATTATATATCGAAAGTATTTTCTAATGCGCTATCAATAACTAATGGTTTTATGCTCACTTTTACAGGATTCTTAATTACGGCATTTACTATTCTTCAAGTGCTGGAATCAAAAAAGTGGTTTGATCAAATGAAAAAAACCGTTGCATTTGGTGCTTTAATTTGGGAAATGGAGTTTGCTATACTTATTAGTATTGCCTTCTTGCTGGGTACTACTTTTCTAATATTTTTTAATAATGTTGCGTCTTTTGTTATAGAGGATGCCTTAAAACAGGCTTTATCCTCGCTTCAATTTGGCGCAATTGTCTTTATTATATTTTTATCGTGGAAGTGTATAAAAAGTCTCATTGTATTAATTAGAGGCTGAACCATTTTCAATAAATACCTATTTATTGATTGACAACAGAACATCTCCTACTGATAATTCTATATGAGGAGTATTTATGAAACAAGACAGAATAACAGCTAAAGTACTTAGTGAAATAAAAAAAGAAGATGTGCCTGGAGTAGATGTGTACAAGTTCTCTGCCATACTAATAAAGGATAATAAAGAGACAGAAAGGGTTTCTATTCAAATTGAGGCTCATATTTACCCTGAACACCGTGAAATTCTTTCTAAAGGGAAGATTATCTCTTTTCAAGTTGATAGGAGAGGCTTCTTGATTAAAACATCACTTAGAGAATTCTAACCCCTCGGTAGTCCCTGGGTTATGTTCAAAGCCTGGGTCTATCCCTTCATACCCTTCATGGGTTTTACCAGTTCTCTTATTAATATAAGTTGTTTTGTTTAATTGTGGAGATGTTGTTTTTATTACTTTTGTCTTTGTTGGTCGTCCCTCTTTATCTATGCTATCCATATCAGGTACTCCACTCTTTTCAAGTAGCTTTTTTTTAGCATTTGATACAAACCTAGACTCACAATGACAGCCATAGCCATTAGTAGGATTATGAGTTATCCAAAAAGGGTCATCTTTAGGTAGAATAAGACCATCCCAAGCTAAATGCTCTGGTCTATGTTTCTCTGCAACTCCTATTCTATACATTAAATAAGGGTGAGTTTCGGACTGGTAGCCACGCTCCCAAACACCTTTCTGGTGAGCTTGTCTCATATTTACATCGAAGATTATTTGTAGCCGTCTTGCGTTCCCTAATTGAGACTCTACTTCTTTCCCTGTTTCAGGGTCTAATACTTTAGCTTTACCCCACCAGCCTTTATCCTGTAGGTGCTTAGTTACGTCCTTTGCCCAGGTCTTATAGGTCTCTCCAGACTTCATTGTTTTAGTCAACGAATCCTGCATATCTTTTAATAGATCTATGTTCATCATCTTAGCTATTGTAAAGGCTTTATTGTGTTCACTTTGCCATACATCTTTATAGCTAAAGGCAGGCTTTAAAAACTTGTTTTTTAGATAAGCTAAAGCCTCCTTAGGAATAATTACGGGGCTCTTTTTTTTACTCTTTTTAGACATTGAAATCCTCGAACTGGGTATCTCCTAAAGCCCTTGCTAAAAAGGTTGCTATAGCTATTCTTTTTGCACTGTTTTTAAGGTTTAATTTATTCTCTAATTCAGGCAGTCTTTTCTGGAGCTCTTCAAAACTATTACACTCGTTTACGGCCTTTAAAAGCTCGTCTTTTATAGGCTTAGATATCGCTATCCAATCGTTACTGTTTTCTTCAATTAAATCTTCTAGTTCACTCTTTTTCCTTGGCTTCTCGGAGTTAAGTTCTGTGTTCATATTAATAGGTGATTCTACAGGTTGCATAACCGATAATAGTTCAGCTTTTTCATCAGGTCTTTTTAGCCCTAACTTAGAATAAAGCTGATCTGTTCCAACCTTAAAACCAAGGGGAACTAACTTCTCTAAACTCTCTACTAAACCTGGAATATTCTCAGGTCGTGGTACTGGTATTTTAAGCAGTGGGTAATGCTCTTGTATTCCATAATTTAGGTCTATATATGGTTTAATTAAGTCCCTATTTAAAGTTGCAGCAAGTTGGGTTGCATCGCTCTCTCTAATCTCTTGTCTAACCTCGTTATGCAGGTCTCCTTTGTATTGGCCACCCTCTGCATCGGTTGACATTGTTTGACCTAGTACAGCCTTTGAAACCTGTTTATCTACCCAGTTTGCAAGCCTTTCAAACAGGTCTACATTTCCTTTCTGGTTTCCGTTTATAATTTCTATTTCCATGGACTTAGGGATAACAGCTCCAACATCTCTACCTAAGTTTCTTACAGCAGATTTTAGAACTTCAATATCTTTTTTACTTCCTTTTCGTCCATCGTATTTACCTAGTCTAATAGGGTATCCGTAGACTTCGCAAAAAGCAGCCCAACCAGCAAGATCATAACTTTTAATTAAAAAATAATAAGAGACTGCAAGAGCTAAACCACCTCTAATTGGTAGCCCAGATTTAAGGTGTGGCTCATGTATAACATATTTAAATTTAGACAATTCAGAATATCCACTTTCAGTCCGTAAAAGAAGTTTTCTCCCTGTACTTCTGTCATATTCAAACCACCTAGGGTCTCTATGTTTATACTCTACAGGTCGCCACTTACTTGCTGTTGTCTCCCAAATAATCTCACTTACAGAATACCCTTTACCAAGCCCGTCTAATGCATTTTTAATTAGTAAATCAAAAGCTGGTTTTTCAAGGATTGTTCGTCTAATATCTTCTGCTATCTCAATATCTTTTTTATCATCTGACGATGCTTCAATAACAGGAGTAATTGCCTCTATAGAGTGTTTCCTAGTTGCAAGGACAGACCTATAATGTAGATCTCTTTCTTCCATCTCTTCGGCTAATGTTAAATAGTCGTGGGTCTCCCCGTTAGACGCATTTGTAATTAGTGCAGCAAGCTTCCCAGGGTTTAAAGCAGATGCAACCTGAGACGAATCCCAAGGCTGTCTTATGCCCATAATATTAGCGGCTGATTCTTCGCTTAATAGGTCTGTTTTTTTAGCTCTCTTTTTTGTAAATATATCACCAATCTTCATCTTCGCTATCTCTCCATTTATTATCGTTACTTACTGCTTCGTATTCATATTCTGAATATTCGCCCTCGTCATTTTCATAGGCATGTACCATTAAAACCCCTGACACAACAGAATCTCCATGTCTCTTCTTTCTCTTATCTTTTATGTCCGATGTTCTCTCTACAACAACAGGCACTCCCTTAACCAAGGCTACTACTCTATGGTCATCTAAAATATTAGGGCTACCAGGAAGGGTCAATTCATTATCTTCTAATTTAGCTTTATACTTTGGCATATACTCCATATAAAACTGTCTGGTTATCATTACCATTTGAATATAGGAAGGACCGTATTTTTGGGCTGCATATTCTGCTATCATCTGTCCGTTACCCCTAGCATCAAAACTACCAGAGTAAAATCTAGGTAAATTATCTATGGTAAAATATAGTATCTGTAATTGTTGAGCAAATGGTACATTTCTTAGCTCAATATAGCAGATGGTTTGCAGGTGTCTATCATCCTGCTCGTAGCATATCGATATTACAGATAGATCTCCACTTCGCCCAAAATCCATACCTAAATATGTAGGTTTATTAGGTGCTTCTTTTAAGATAGGGGCTAACTGGTCCTTTATCCATTTATCAGTTTTTTTGATTCTGTGTCGTTCTGATTTAAAAGTAAACTCGTCGGTCTGTTCATACTCTACAACTGGTATATCATTATCCATACAGCTCTCGACTAAGCTTCTAGATATAAACCTATTTCCACCTTTGACTGGTATACAATAAAGCTCTTCTCCTGCTCCATCACCATACTCATCTAAAAGAGAGTCTAGCCATTTTTTTTCAAGGTCTTTTGAATAATCTATTCTCTGTTTTAAACATATTCTTTCATATAAGCCTTGGTCTAATGCGTCTTGAATTGTTGTTCTATGTAGCGAATAACTTTTCTTACCATCTCTTATCTCTTTTATAAGCTCATTAAATGGATTGTCGTCTCCATTATGTGTAGATAATATTCTAACTGTTCCACCCCATATAAGCATTGCCATTGCAGATTTTAATAGTTCTGGGAGATTCTCTACAAAGGCGGCTTCATCAATTATAACCCGACCTTGTTTGGATCTTAAAGATCGTGGTTCCGATGGCATAGCCCATATTTCAAAGCCAGATGCAAATTTAATTCTATAAACAGTAATATCTCTATCTTCATTTTTTAAAACAATTTCTTCTACTGCCCCTGCAGTCTTATTATAAAGCTACGTAACTCGCTCCAATCCGTCTAGATTTTTCCCATATCTTAACCTTAGAATCATCGGCTAACCACTTGGCTTGATAGGGTAATAATATTTTTATGTCTTTTAGTTCTTGATTAGTCATCGACTCCTAAAAGCTCCTTTTTAATAATGAATATTGTCTCATCTGGAAGACCATTTTCTTTTAGGGTTTTTTCTGTTTTACTTGCAGCAGCTTCCATTGCTTCTTTCTTAATCTTATCTGCTCGTCTTATATTTAAATGCTCTGCTTCTTCTAGGGTTTTTAGTCCTCGTGATACTTTAAATAGTAGGTCTATAAGTAGGGCAGGAGTCGTTTCCTTTGCTTCTCTCATATCACTAATTTCTGTTATTAAATCATAGGCTATTAGCCGTAATTGCTCGTTTAAAACCTTTCCCATTTTATTGCTAGTATCTTCTCCAAGCTGGCTAATATAGGTTTCTGCAACCTCTCTTGCCTGTTTTGTTTTTTCGATTTGGCGTTGCATTTTTTGAGCATATCTATTAACAGCACTTTTACTAACAACAGGAGTACCTGCCTGGTCATTAATGAGTTCTGTAACCTCTTTTTGTGTTACTTTTGGGTCATTTAAAAGTTCTATCAGTTTTAATCTTAGCTCGCTAGGAAGCTGTTCTATACTCGATTTTCTACTCATTATTCAGGCCTCGGTCTATCTATACCGTCTATTCGTTTATGTCCTTCTGCAGCGTCTATTCCTGCCCTGGTAAGTTTAACAACCGATAAAGTATCTGTTAGCTTTTCAATAGTTACAAGGCTGTTTTTAGCTAGAAAATCAATCTCTTTATTTGTTCTTTCTAAATCTACTCCGTGCCCCATTTGGATTAATACACGTTGTAGCATCTCATTGGATAATGAGTAATCGTTGTCTCCGTGCATGGCTTGCAAGAGTATTATTCTTTGGTTTGGTGCAAATATATCCTTCATCTTTTGCCTACTCCTGTTTTTATAAAGTGTTCCTGTATTACGTGCAAGATATTTGACATCTGTTTCATCTCACCTTCCATTTTAGAAAGCTTTCCTATAATTTGCTTTTTAACAAAGTCGTCTTTTTCATCTATTCTAGCGTGTAGATCTCTAACATCTTCACGCTGTTTACGCTCTAGAGCTTCAACCTCTTTTGTATTTATTTTAATTTTTTCATCGCTTTCTAATTGAGCAGCTTTTATTTTTTCTGATAGTTTTTTGGAACTGTCAGTTTGTAGTTTCCATAAAAAAGTTGATACTGCTGAGACTGTAATTATTGCCTGTAGTATTAATGGGAGATAGTTACTCAAAATTACCTCCTACTTTTATAGAAGATAATTTGCTCTTCTAATTCTTCAATATATCGTCTGTATTCGATTATATTATTTGCTAAATTTCTGTACTCATCGTAAGAGATAAATAACCCTTGTTTATCCTGAGACTCTTCAAACTTCACAGGCAGCACTTGGGGGGCGGTTGGCAAATCTATAGTTGTTTCTGATTCCTCTATCACAGGGTTACTTGTTGTTTTACAGCTAAGGGAAAAGGCTGTTAGCATGATTAACAATATTGCTATTATCAGTTTTTGCAAGTTCTGTTTTTGATTCATCTGCCTTCTCCTTTACATCCTGCTGTTTATTGTGTAATTGTTTTAATGATGTTATTTGGTCGCTTAATAACCTGTTCTTTTTTTGTTCTTCTGCCTTTTCTTTTTTAAGCATTTTATTTGATTTACCCATGGCGTATATTGCAACACCAAGGGCAATAACAATTAGTAAAAGACAGCCTATAGCTGTTATCATTAATTTACTCCTGTTAAGGGTGGCCCATCTATGGTTGCCGATTTGTTAAGCTTCATTCCAGATATTATAATCGTAATTATACCAACGGTTCCTGGACCCAATAATCCATACGAGAGTTCGAGATTAAGCCCTGTTATACTCTGCTTGTACAGTGTTAGACCGAAAAGGAGTGTTAGTAAAATTATTCCTATATAGTATTTAAATTTATTAGCTTCTTTATACTTTCCTGTTGGCATTGATTTAGTTGTTTTCACAATCGCTTTTAAATCTAGCGCTGTGAAAGCTCCTACCGTTGCAAGGAATGACCCTGCCATTGCTCCAATAACCGTAGTGCTATCTATTAATAAGACACATGCCACAGTTAAAATAAATGCCAGTATTACCAGCATTAGTTGTTTGTATTTTTTCATCTTCCCTCCTAAAGGATTTTAAAAATTCGTTTACTTTTAAGTTCCCCAAGTTTTACAGCGTTGGATATACCCATTGGGTCAAAGGCTACATGCCCATTAACTCCTGCCACAAAATGGCCGTATTGTTTGTATCTAAAATAGAGCACCTCAAGTTCATTAGAGTTAGCGTTTCTTTCTGGTGCTTCATGGATTCCTGTATACTTTGTTGATAGTCCAGCTAAAAGAAGTATGCCATCTGGGTTAAACACAAAACAGTCTTCCCTCATATAGCCAATTTCTATTGCTTGTTTTTTTAGATTTTCTATTTCGGTAGGATTAAAGCTTTTACCAGTTTTTTGAGTTGCTAAAAATAGTAAGCTCATGAAGTAGCAACCATTCTTGTTTATTTCGGGGGTTAAATCTGGACTTGTTTGTAATATCATCTGAACCTCTTTTGTTATCTATCGTAGGTTCAATGTACTGTGGTGTTTCTATATTAATAATGTAATAGGGCTTAATAATGAAATTATTGATTGGTGTTTATCTTTCACATTATGAAAGGTTGTTTTATTTATGTTCCCGATAAGACCCGTAAGATCTCGGTAAATCCCACAATTATCGCAGGTTTCTCCTAGTATTATCGCACTCTCTTACATTTAATCTTAACACATTTAAACCCTAACTATTTTAAAAACTTTGCATTCAGTAATCAAAAGGTATATTATTTAGACCAAGCATCTGCACAAGTTA